CAAGATTCCTGACACAGGACATACTTACAAAAGGCCAGTATCAGTAACTGCTGATGGCACTGCGGCAGGTAGCATCATCACAGTGACCTTTAATGAGCCTTGGCCACAGATAGTGGTTGGTGGTGTGCTAACAATTTCCAACAGTCCAGTCACTGGCTATAACAATGCATACACGGTATTAACTGTGGATGGAACCGGACAAGTGTTCACAGTTGAAGCAATAAGCACTCTTGGATCAACTAACATCACAGGATCAGATCTGTACAGAACACAGGTGTACTCGCCAGCAACAGACGATCCTGCCGAAACAGTTTTGTTATGGGTCTACAATCGTAAACCAGACAGCATGTTACTCAATGATCATTTGACCTTTCCCTGGATCCAGGACTATGCATTAGCAGTGGCCAAAGACATGCTGGGACAAGCACGTGAAAAGTTTGCAACTATTGCAGGCCCACAAGGTGGAACTACGTTAAATGGTACGGCCCTTAAAGCAGAAGCCAAGGTTGAAATGGAAGCTCTTGAAGAAGAACTCAAACGCTACTACGACGGTAGTCAACCACTAACATGGGTAATAGGTTAACATGAAAATCACTGAAATAGTAACAGAAACCAAAGGCGGTAAAATATCCAAACGCCAGCAAAATCCCACAGTGGGATTGAATCTCTATGGTGATGGTGAACACGTCAGCGGTGATTACACTTCTTATAGACTAGGAATGGCAGTGGCTGGCGCCAATGGAAAAGATCCAATCGAACACATGGATGGAAAAAGTTGGATTGGTAAAAAGAAATCCACGCATCCTTACACCCAACAAGAGCAAGACATGCTTAAACAAGCATACAAAGTAGTTGGAGCAGAATACACGGATCTGAATCATGGTGACTTAAAAAGCAAAGAACTAGAAAGTACCAATACTCAGAGTCCAGTTACTGCTCGTAAAAAGAACAAATACGGTGTTTGACATTTGCCAGATTATAAAATATAATACTTCTAACACCAGGAGTATGTATGATCATAGGCATTTGTGGTTTTATTGGCAGCGGCAAGGATACAGCCGCTGACTATCTAGTAGGTTTCCATGGATTCAGACGCGACAGCTTTGCTGGCACCCTCAAAGATGCTGTGAGCGCAGTGTTTGGCTGGGACCGAGAACTAATCGAAGGACGCACCCCCGAAGCTCGCGCCTGGCGAGAACAAGTAGACACTTGGTGGGCTGAACGATTACAAATGCCACATTTGACACCTCGCTGGATCCTACAGTACTGGGGCACTGAAGTATGTAGAGAGC